AAGGATGGCGACACGCTGCTCGCCACCTACGTCGACGTGAAGACCGGCGAAACGCGGACGATCATGAGAATGGAGGCGCACCCGCTCTTCCGGCCGTTCGGCGAGTTGCTGTCGCGCACCGGGCTGTCGCTAGCCGACATGGGCATGACGGTGAAGGGGATCGAGGCGGAGGAGGACGAGAAAGGCCACCTCGATGGCGACACCAAGGAGCGCGAGGCCGGCGACGACTTCACGCAGCGCGTGCTCGGCGTGATCTCCGGCATCAAGGACCAGGTGGCGCGCGCGCATGCGACGACCGAGCGCGATCCGGTGCTGATCGAGTACCACAAGGACGGGGGAGCATAAATGGGTAAAGGCATCGACCTAGCGCGAACTGCGGGAGCTGGACTTCACGCCGACGTGCTGGACGACTTCAAGGACCAGTTGCTGATCGTGCTGCTGAAGCGGCTCGCGGTAAACAGCGAGGTCAGCATTCCAGTGGCAGAGGTGGACGATACCGGCGGTGACCTGGTGAGCTTCAATGTCATCGATCGCGTCTTCAACTTTCAACTCAGGAAGAAATCATGAGCCTAACAGATGATCCGGACGATCCGAGGATCCAGCGCGGCCCGATCGGCGGCGAAACGGAAAGACGGCCGCAGAATGACGTTTATCTGGTCATGTCCGACAAGGACCTTGCCGCGGGCTACCTCAAGCCCTATCGCGAGGCCTACAAGCACCAGACGTGTGGCTATACCACGACGATGGGCCACAAGCTCAGCGCCACCTACGCGGCCGATCCGTGGTTCTATGGCTTGACGTACTGCTGCAACTGCCAAGTGCATCGGCCGCTAGATGAATTCACCTGGTTGGATGGCGAATCGATGAGCCCGGCGCAATGGCCCGCAGTCGAGATTCAGCGCATCGTGGAACTCAGAGCGAAGCGCGGAACGACTCCTGCGGAGGAAGCGGCTCCGTGAGAATCTCCGCCTCCGAGCGGGTCCGCGTCTCGAATCGCGCGGAGAAGGAGATCCTGCGCTACAAGGACGACCACATTCTGTGGGCAAAACACGTGCACAACGTGGAGCTAGACGCGATGCAGGCGTTGAAGTGCATCGAGATGGACCAGCACCCGAACACGATCGACTTCTCCTGCCGGCGCTCGCGCAAGACCTCGATCAAGGAGTTCTACGCGCTCAAGTACCTCGCCTGCACGCCGTACCAGGAGGAGGGCATCGTCGCGCCGCGGCTACAGCAGGCGCAGACCAACATGAACTACCACACGGACGCGATCCGGCGCTCGGCGCTGCTGCGCGCCTACGTCTTCCACAAGAGCGGCCGCGAGCAGCTCGCCGATACCCGCTACCAGTTCGCGAACCGCTCGCGCGCGCAGGCCTACGGCATCATGAGCCAGGTGGACGGCGACGCGATATCGGTGGCGTCGCTGGAGGAAACCGACGAGATGCCGCAGGAGCGGCTGCTGAACAACTTCCTGCCGATGTTGGGCGGCGCCGGGCGGGTCGGCGCGCCGCGGGGCGTTTCGTTCAAGCCGCAGATAAGGATTTCGGGCGTGTTCAAGGGCGCGGACACGCTGCAGCGGCTGATCGACTCGGGCAATTACCACATCCTGCCGGCGGTCAACGTGCACCTCGGTCTTGAGCTCAAGATATTGAACGAGGCGTTTGTGCTGCAGCAGCGGTCCGAACTCGCTCCGCACGAGTACATCCGCCAATTCCTGTGCCGCAACGTCTCGGCCACCAACCACATCCACGAGCGCTACATCCGCCAGGCGCTCGCGGTGGGGCTTAAGGCGCGCCTGGAGGCGGCGGAACCCCTGCCGGGGCAGCGCTACCGCAAGCGCGGCCTGATCGGTTTCGGCTACGACCACACGGGGCACGGCGAGGCGGAGCATGCATCCAAATCGGCGCTGGTGGTAGTGGAGCAGATCGGCAATTTCACCGTGTTCATTTTCGTGAAGACCTGGGCGCCGGGCACCGACGACAAGGTGGTCGAGCTGGACCTGCAGGGGATGTGGGAATACTTCCGGCCAGACTATGCGATCGGCGATGCCTACGGCGTGGGCATGCTCACCAGCCTCAATGATCGCCTCTTTGCCAAGGGGCTGACCGAGATCGACCGGCGCACCATCGGCGACGGGCAGAGCACCGCCAGCACCTGGACGGAGTGGCCATTCGCGCCACTGCGCTTCGAGGGCATGGTGAAGCACCAGATGGCCACGGCGGTGCGCTCGATGTTCCACAACAGCCAGGCGGCGATCCCGTATTTCGACGAGTTCGATCTCGCCGCAGGCCTCGCCGACTGGCGGCTGCTGGTGCGCCAGCTCGGCAACATCAAGGCTGTTCCGACGAAGGCGAGCTACGCCAGCTACAAGATGGCCGACGTGAAGCACGGCGACGACCTGTTCGACGCGGCCATGGCGGCGGTGTGGGCGCTGGTGACGCGCGGCGCGATCGACGCGCCGGCGGTGATCGAGCACCGCACCCAGAGCCGGGAGCAGCTCCTCGGGCAGGCGGTGCGGCTGCCGCGATTGCCGGCGCAGGCGGCGGCATGAGCGCGCCCGCGAAGCCCCTGACCGCCGAGGGTCACGCCCGCGCGGCTGAAATGCGCGCCGCGGTGCACGCGACCATCCCGGACGCCGTGCCCCTGATCCACGCGCTGCACCGGGCCGGCCTGATCGACGGCTGGCGATCGGTGACCTACGTGGGTCCGCCGCGGGAGATGCCGAATGCGTTCGGCGGCCCGTTCCTGCGCGGCGACGAGCTGACAAAAGCATTCGAATCGAAGGAGACGCCGTAATGAACCTGCTGCAACAGACGTTCAGTTTCATCGCCAAGGCCCGGGCTTTCCTGCCCAGGGCCTGGCTGCCGAACGAGCCGGCTGCCGGCGCATCGGAACGCGGCGCGCGCACCACGCCGGAAAACGAGATGAAGTATCTCTACCGCGTGATGTGGGTCGATCCGGACCTGCGCCAGGCGATCCTCGATATACGCGAGATGGACCGGCTCGACGGCAGGGTGAAGCGCATCCACAACCGCGTCGCCCGCGACGTCGTGAAGGGCGGGCTCATCATGCAGCAGGCGACGGAGAACAAGGAACTCGCGGCGATGTGGAAAGACTTCGGCCGCCGCCTTCAGCTCAACCGGCCGGAGAAGCTGAAGAGCGACGCGCGCGGCCTGGTGATGGAGGGCAACCTGCCGATCCAGTGGGTGCTCGACAAGGACTTCCATGTGGTCGCCGGCGTGCGCATGGCCTCCGAGACCATCCTGCCGAACGTCGACGGCAATGGCCAGTTCAAGGACGTGCGCAAGGCCTATTCGCAGTTCGACATCCAGACCGGACGCGAGCGCGCGGTGTTCCCGCTGTGGCAATTGTTCCTCTGCCGGTTCGATCCGGACTCGTTCGACGACATGGGCGCTCTCGGCCGGCCGTTCCTGGACAGCTCGCGCACCACCTGGCAGAAACTGATAATGACCGAGGAGGACCTGGTCATCCGCCGGCGCGTGCGCGCGCCGCTGCGGCTCGCGCACGTGCTGGAAGGGGGAACGCCTGAGCAACTGGAGGCCTACCGCACCAGTGTGGAGAAGGATCAGCACGAGATCACCACCGACTACTACCTCAACAAAAAAGGCGGCGTGACGCCCGTGCAGGGCGACTCCAACCTGGACCAGATCGACGACGTTGTGTACCTGCTCGATTCCTTCTTCTCCGGCTCGCCGCTGCCCAAGGGCATGATGGGCTACACCGACAAGCTCGCGCGCGACATCCTCGAGGATTTGAAGCGCGACTACTACGACGAGATCGACGGCCTCCAGGACACCCTGGCATTCGCCTACGAGCAGGGCTTCCGCCTCGAGCTGCTGCTGCGCGGCATCAACCCGGACGATGAGGACTTCGCCATCGTGTTCTCCGAGCGCCGCACCGAGACGCCGAGTCAGGCGGCCGATCGCGGACTCAAACTCACCGCGCTGGGCCTGCCGAAAGGAATGGTGTTCGAAGAGCTGGGCTACGACCCGGCGTACGTACGCCAGCGCCAGGAGTGGGAGGCGAAGAACTGGGACCCGTACCCGGCGGTGGAGGAGGGCGCCGATCCGGCGGGCCAGGCCGCGGCGCCGAAGAAAAAGGTACAGAAGGTGAGCATCACGCCGGGCAACGCGCGCAAGGGCGAGAGCGGCACGTCGATCGGGAACGGTTAGGCCATGGCCATCGACGACGCACGCGCCGCCGCGCAAGCGACGATCAAGCGCGCCACGCTCGCCGCGCACAAGGCCGTCGAGCAGCTCGACGCCGGCGCGCTGAAAGACCTGCAGGCGCTGTACAAACAGGCCGCGGCGGACCTGGCGGAGCGCATCGCGGCCCACGCCGGGCCAGAGGGCAACGTCGCGCTGCAGGAGCTGCAGAGCGTGCTCGCGCAGGTGAACGCGCGCATCCGCGAACTGGGCCAGGCGCGCGATGCGCTGCTGAACGAGAGCCTCTACGCGGCCGCGGACCTGGGCGTGAAGCCCTACGCCGCGGCTGCCGCGATCGACGTGAGCACCGGCATGCGCGTGAGTAACGAAGCGCTCAACTTCGTGCGCACCTTCGTCGCCGCCGACGGGCTGCAGCTCTCCGACCGGATCTGGCGCCTGGACCGGCACGCGCGCGACCTGGTGGTGAACCAGCTCGAGCGGTCGATCATCCAGGGCCACGGCGCGGGCCAGGCGGCACACGAGTTCCTCGCGCGCGGAGTGCCCGTCCCGGCCGATATCATCGCCAAGACCGGCGCGGCCAATGCCAACGCGATCGGCAGGGACGTCGCCTCCGCGCTCATGCGCGACGCGGGCAGTCCGATGGACAACGCCATGCGCCTCTTCCGCACCGAGATCAACCGCGCGCACGGCGAGGCGTACATGATGGGCGGTGAGAAGACCATGGGGTTTGCCGGCTGGCGCTACCTGCTCTCGCCGGCGCACCCGAAGTCCGACATCTGCGACCTGCTCTCCACCCAGAACCTGCACGGCCTCGGGCCCGGCGTGTATCCATCTCGGGCGAAAACGCCCTGGCCGGCGCACCCGAACACGCTCAGCTTCGTCGAGATCGTGTTCAAGGACGAAATCACCGCGGAGGACAGGGCGGGCAAGGAAACGCCGATCGAGGCGCTCGCCCGGCTCACCCCGGCGCAGCGCATCGGCGCGCTGGGCCAGGGCAAGGCGGAGATCTTCGACGAAGGCAAGCTGCGGCAGGGGATGATACGCACGCCGCTCGCGAGCGTGAAGAAGCGGGTGACACAACTGGACGCGAGGACGCCGTGAGAACATGGCAAGAAAAGGGAATTATATAGATGACTTGCTCTGAACCTTGTTGCGCCGACGTGCGCGTTTCCGTGCCGGTTTGCTTTTCGGTTTCGGGCGATAGGCCAAAACACGGTCTGCAATCGCGTCTAGGGCGGCTGGCGGCTTCTTCATGCGATCAACTCCTGATAGGTGATGCGACGGCCAACGGTGGCGGCAATCATGCTGTTGAGGCGGTCAATGGTCTGCCGTTTCACGTTCCCATCATTCAAGCGGAAAGTAAACTCGTTGACGTACCGGCCAAGGTGCTTTTCGCTGGTGTGGTGATAGACGCCCGTCAGCCCGCGTTTCAAAACAGCCCAAACGCTTTCCATGCCGTTGGTCGTCACCCCGTTGCGGCTGTATTCGCCCGCGCTGTGATTGACGGTGGCGTGATTGAAGAACAATCCGACAAGACCGCTGTAGGCTTTGGCTTCGTCGGTGTGCAGCGTCGAACCGGCTTCGATGTGGGTATGAATCGCCGTGTGGATATTCGCGGTATCCGCTACGTCAATCGGTTTCGCAATCGTCCGCCCGCCACGTTCGCGCATTCCCAAGACTGCGGACTTGCCGACCGTGCCGCGCCCTGCGTTCAGCTTCTTGCTCGCGTGTTTGTTCGCTTCCTTGCCGCCGATGTAGGTTTCGTCAATCTCAACAATTCCGCTCAGGATTGTGGGGTCGTTGCCGCAGGCTTCGCGGAGCCGGTGCAGAACGAACCAAGCGGACTTTTGCGTGATGCCAATTTCCTTGCTCAATTGAAGGGACGAAACGCCCTTCCGCGACGTGACAAGCAGATACATGGCATAGAGCCACTTGTGCAGGGGGACGTGCGAGCGCTCGAAGATTGTACCGGTGCGCACGCTGAACGCTTCCTTGCACTGAAAACAACGGTACAGGCCGGGGGAGTGATTACCGATGCGCTCGCCAAGTCCGCAGATTGGGCAGCGGACACCGTTCGGCCAAAGCCGCGCTTCAAGGTAGACACGCGCGGACTCCGCGTCGGGGAACATCCGGAACAGTTCCAACGTGCTGATTGTGATTTTGTCGTTCACGGTCTATTCCCCGTCAAAATAAGCGGCGCGTGCATCGCCCAGGTCCATCACATACAGCGTCCCGCGCCGCGCGCCCTTGCCGCCGCGCTGTTGATTCTCCCAAACGTACACGTCACCGAAAGCGGTCTTGTTGAGTTCGCGCGGGACGGCCGGGCGGTTCCCGTTCCTGTCGAGGCGGCGACCGCTGGCAGCAAAAAAGTCGTCAACCGTTTCAGCGGTTTCGACAATCTGAGAATCTTCGATCATGTCGTCAATTTCGACATCGGCAGCGCCAAGGTGATTATAGGAAGCGAGGGCTTTTCTGAATGTGTCGCGTTGGTCTTGGGTCAGCATGGTTTTCTCCGGTTGGTTAGCCTACAACTGAATAATAGGCTAAAAAACCGCGCAAGTCAAGTATATTGTGCGCTATATAAAAACTCTTATGAATCAATGCGCAAGTGAAGTATATAATTCCCCAAGAAAAAGGCCCCCTGTACCTGCGCTGCTCCGAGGGGTACCATGGTGCCGACACAGCAAATCACAGCAACTCGCCGTTCTATCGGCGCAAGGGGAGAACCATGAAACGACTCGCTTTAGTGTTGGTGACATTTATATTTTCTGCAAGCGCATTGGCAACTGACGGCTGGCTGTCGGTGGGGGCCGCACCAAAATCGGAGGGCGGTGGCACCAGCGCCGCGCTCGGATTCAAGGGAGCGTCTAATTTTGGAGTGCAGTTCGGGTTTATAGGGAACAGCGACTTCAACGATTCGTCACTGCTGGACTATCCGGTACCACACAGCAGTTTCACCAACCTGGGGGTGAAACGGACCAAGAACACCTTTGGTCTGGACGTCCTCTATTTCTTCCCAGCGGGCGAATCGCTGCGGCCCTTCATTGGCGTGGGCGGCTACAGCGGAGAAAGAAAGGACATCGCGCAGTCAAACGTCACCGGCTGGCTCTATACTCAAAGCGACAAATCGAAATTCAACCTGACCGGGGAAGCTGGCATCCAATACAAATTCTCAGGCGGATTCATCCTGGGCGTTGGATATCACTCGTTGCGCGGGCCCAATCTCTCGCTTGGAATGGGGTTCTGAGCCCACCATACTTGACAGGCGCGCCCATCCCGCTGGAGTTGACCGGCCAGAAGAAGCGCAAGCGCGACGAGTAGCACCGGGGGCGCAACGCCCCCGGTTTTTTCCAATAGCCTCCAACGGCTATTCTTCCCCCCTAAAAACGTCCGACCCTTTCCGGGAAACTCCTCGACACAAGGGCGCTTGTGCCCGTCGAGGAGAAGTGACATGAAACTGCACGTACTCATTGGCTCCGTTTGGTCTTCGCTCACCGCGGGATCGGCGGTCAAAGCCTCTTCGCTGCCGGTGGTCATCGCCAGCGATCAACTCGGGGTGGCTGCCAAAGCGGCATCGCTCCCGGTCAATATCGCGAGCGATCAGCTCGGGGCGCAGGCGAAGGCCGCCTCGCTCTCGGTTACCCTGGCCACGGACCTGGTCGGCCCTGCCGCGAAAGCCGCGGCGCTGGCGGTGACCATGGCCACCGATCAGCCGGCGATGAAAGTCCGGCTCGACGGCGACTACGAAACCGTCGCGGCGAGCCAGACCGACCAGGCGATGGGCGCCACGGGCGCGACAGGCGATTATCTGGAAGGCCTCCTGATCACTCCGGCGAACACCTCGCCCGGCGCGGTATCGATCAAGGACGGCGCCGGAAGCTCGATCCCCATTTTCGCAGGCGGGGCGACCTCGGTTGCCGTGCTCGACGCGATGTACGTGCCTATCAAAATGGCGAGCGCGGCCGGCGCGTGGAAAGTCACCACCGGCGCGAGCGTGAGCGTGATTGCCACCGGCAAATTCACCTGAGCATGAACCGGCGCATCCAACTGGAAGCGATCGCCCCGGACGGGGCGATCCGCTTTCTGTCCGAACTACCGCGGCTGACCCTGGACGGGGCCAAGCCGACTTCGTGGGTGACCGTCACCCGCACCGGTACGTTCCGCGATCCGCGCTACGGCGAGTTCGAAATCACGCGGCAGATGCTCGCCGCGATGGTGGATAACTTCGACAAGCGCACCTACGGGCAGGACATCTTTGTCGACATCGCTCACGACGGGGATGAGGGCGCGGCGGGCACGATCGTCAAGCTGGCTGTGGAAGGCAGCAAGCTGCGGGCGCAGGTGGAGTGGACACCCCACGGCGTCGACGCGATCAAGACCAGAGGCTTCAAATACCTCTCGGCCGATTATTGGGAAGACTGGCAGGACCAGGAGACGCTCACCAAGCACGGCCCCTTGCTGTGCGGCGCAGGCCTCACGCTGCGGCCGGTGATCAAGCACCTGGATCCGGTGCAACTCAGCGAGGCGAACCCCGGGGACATTCCCCTCATCGCCCAAACCGAACTCGAATCAACCCTTTTGCAGGAGATACACATCATGTGGAAAGAACTACTCAAGCAGCTCGCCGAAAAGCTGAAGCTGAAAAAACTGTCGCAGATGGTCACCGACCAGCTCGTCGCCACCGCCGAGAAAGCGCTCGCCACCATCACCGACAAGGCCGTGGGGGAGGCGCTCATCGCCTCGTTCGAAGCCACCGGCATCAAGCTCGCCGAGCAGATCGGCGACAAGGAAATGATCCTCAAGATCGAAATGCCGAGCACCGCGGCCGGCCTGAGCGAGGCCCAGGTGAAGAAGCTGATGGAAGATAACCGCACCGCCATCGAAGCCGACGCGAAGAAGCTGGCCGAGACGCGCGGCGCGAAGGTCAAGTTGTTCCGCGCCGTCATCGCCGCGGCCGCGGGCCTCTCCGAGGAAATGAAGACGCAGCTCGGCGACGCGGTGATCGACCTGGTAGGCGAGAACCTGTCGGACGAGCAGGTGAAGAAACTCGCCGAGGCGCAGATCGCCTCGGGCAACCGCATCGCCTCCGCGGAGAAGCTCGCGTCGATGGGCTTCGAGATCCGCGGCACCACGCACATCAGCGTGGACGACTCCAACAAGGTGAAGGCGCTGCAGGAGAAGATCGACAGCCGCGTGCTGGCCGACGTGCGCGATACGGAGCGGTTCAGCCGCACCGGCGGCAAGTTGCAGGAGCTGAACAAGGCCTTCGCCGAGAAGGTGCTGGCCATCTACGACGGCATGCACGGCGCGCAATTGCACGCCGAGCACAAGATGCTCGCCGCCGGCGACGGCCTGGTGAGCGATGTGGCGGTGCCGGCGATTTTCGAACGTACCGTGATCCGCGAGGCGCTCTACAACCTGATCGGCCTGCAGTTCGTCGATACCGGGACCTATCCGTTCTCGGCCTCCGCGCTGATCCCGTACAGCTATCGCGACACAACGGCGGCGGGGAAGAACAACACGCGCGTCTATGAGGGCGGCTCGATCCCTCGCGCCGGCATGAAACAGACCTCCGAGACCGCGTACCCGATCCCGCAGAAAATCGCGTTCGAGGTGAGCGATGAATTGCGCTATCTCACCAGCAACGGGCAGATCCAGTGGGACGCCGTGGTGGAGAACGTGCGCAACGCGAGCCGGGTCATCGGCGAGGACACCGAGCAGCTCATTTTCAACGAGGTGCTGAACGCCTCCGACCAGTACGCGGTCACCGCGGTGGCGACCGAGGCGGTGGCCACGGCCGACGGCACGAAGACCATCTTCGCGCTGGATCATTTCCCGGTGGTGCGGCCGAAGAAAATCTACGACCTGCAGGGCAACCAGGTGGGCTCGACGCTGTACCCGATCGTCATCAAGACGAACAACGCCGCGCGCACCGAGTACGATGGCACCGGCACGCAGCAGAACGGGCTGTACTGGACGATGGACTACAACCTGGGCGAGGTGCATTTCGTCGATGAGGCGGGCGTGGCGGAAGCACCGACCAACCAGCACGCGGTGGAGGCCACCAGTTACAGCTACACCACCAACGTGTACGCCTTCGACACCGATCCCGGCGCCGACGAGCTCGACGTGCACTGGAACGATTTCCTCTACCGCTACGGCCTGCGCAAGGCGGTGATCGAGGACAGCCGTTATCACATGGCCAACTTCGGATTGATGAGCGGGACGGCCAGGACGGCGGTGGAGCAGGCGAAGCAGTTCTCCGCCAACTTCAGCCGCCCCGGCACCGACCTGTCGGCCGACGGCAACCTCGGGCAGATCAAGAGCGTGCCGAACTTCAAGACGTCGGCGCCGGGCTTGAACATGGGCGATCAGCGCGTGGTCATCGGCGAGCGCGCGGTGACGCGCTATCGCATGATGAAGTCGTGGACCATGGGGCAGTTGCAGGACCAGCGCGACTCGAACGGCCGGTTCACCGGCAAAAAAGAGGCCTACGGCGACCAGTGGGTGGTGCTGCATACGCCGACGCAGTTGAAGGCGGCGTACACCAGCATACTGCTCTACGGCGCGAGCGCACGGGTCGATCGCGCGTCATAAGGGATACACCCCAGCGATGCCGGGCTTGTTTAGGCCGGCGAACACGACGGGCCCGCGCCTCGATGTTTGGAGGCGCGGGCCATCGGCTAAATGAAAGGATGCGCGATGGATAAAGTACCCGTTACCAACAACACCAGGATGCCGATCTACGTCGGCGCGACCATGATCCCGGCGGGCGAGACCCGCCACTTCGACGCGATCGACGTGCCGGCGCACCTGCGGCCGCCGAAGCCCCCGGAGCCCGAACCCGAGGCCGCGGCCGATCCGCTGGCGGAGCTGCTGGCGCACGGCGTGAAGAAGATCGAGGCGCAGTTCAAGGACCTCGCCAGCGCTGACCTGGAGAAGCTCAACGTCCTGGAACGCAAGAGCGAGTCGCCAAGGAAGTCGCTGCTCGCCGCGCTGGACGAGGAGCTGCTCAACCGCGCCATCGCCGAAGAGGAAGCGGAAAAGGCGGAGGGTTAGGGGCGATCCATGGCCGGGACGATGATCGAAGCCGACCTGGTCGCGGATCTGAAGGCGTCGATCAATGCGGCCGCAACCGTCTTCGTCGCCGCCAGCGACGGCGATTTCAAGCGCCACCTCGCAGTCGCCGCGTTGGCGTTTGGCCGCATGCGCCCGCGCACGCTGGTCGGGACGCTCACGCTGGTCGCGGATCAGCCGGCCTACGCGGTCCCGTCCGACTTTCTCGCGTTCAAGTCCAGCCTCTGGGGCATCGCGCCGACCGCGCGCGTGCAGCCCTGGGAAAAAAGCTGGCCCGGGCGCCTGCCGGTCGTGCGCTACGTCGAGACGGCCGCCGACACGAACAAGCTCTACCTCGATCCGCCGCCCACCGCCGCGCAGATCAGCGTGCTCGGGGCGGAATACCGCTACTACTACTATGCCAGGCATGCGATCCATGCGAGCGATACCGCCAAGACCACCATCCTTCCGGGCGAGCGCGGGCGCCTGATCCTGCGCGCCCAGGCCGAGGCGATGCGCGAGCTGGCGATGCGCAACCTGATGAAGCCGGTGCAGATGCGCGACGGCGTGTCGAGCGTGACGCGCAACGGCACACCGGCGTATCTATACGAAGCGCTGATGAAAGAGTTCGAAGGGGCGGTGACAGCATGAGCGATTCGTTCATCTCGGTCAAGATCGACGACAGCCGGGCGCGCGAGGCCTTCCTGCGCTTCCCGGCCGCGTTCGAGCGCATCGTCGATCCGTTCCTGTCGGATGGCGCTTACAAGGTGTCGCGCATCGCCAGGTCGCTCGCGCCGAAGGCCTTCAGCAAGCTCATCAACGCGATCGACGTGCGCAAGGTTGGACCACTGCACTACGAGGTGACTCACGGCACGAACTATGGGGACGCGGTGGAGACCGGGGCGCCAGGGCCAATGGAGAAGCGACCTGGTGGTGCCAACGGGCTGGATGAATGGATCAGGCAGTTGACGAATGAGTCAGACCCGCGAAAACTCAAGGGCCTGTCCTTCGCCATTGCGCATTCGCTACAAAAAACAGGCATCCGCGCCCAGCCCTACATGGCGCCGGCGGCGGCGCAGGGGCAGAGCATCGTCACCGCGCTGGTGGCGGCCGGCGCGGCGCAAGCCGTGCGGGAGATCTTCGGATGAGCGAACCGTGAGTGAACTCGGCGACCGCATGGACCTGATCCGCTCGTCCTTCGCCGCGGCGCGCCCGGCGCGGGTGGTGACGCGCGAATACAAGGACCGCAACCTGCTCTCCGCGGCGGATCTGGCTGCCGGAACCTACGCGATCATGAGCCGCGGCGAGGGCGGCTACGCGAACCTACCAGAGCGCAAGGCGATGGACGGCACCCATCGGATCCTGGTGGCCGGCCAGTTCCAGCTCGCCGAAACCGCGACCGGAAAGGCGATCGAGGATGCCGAGTTCGTCATGGTCGAAGAGTGGAAGACGTTCGTGCGCGCGCTGCCGGCCGGCATGTGCCGGCTCGAAATGATTCGCTGGGACCAGAGCGCGCAGATCGAGCATCCGTATGGCTGGGTGGCAATCGCGCTGGAGTATATCCCGTGAACTTCGACCAGGCCTTCGACCGTCTCATTGTGAACGAGGGCGGTTATTGCAACACGCCGGGAGATCCGGGCGGCGAAACCAACTGGGGCATCTCGAAACGCAGCTACCCAGGCCTCGATATAGCCGACCTGACGCGCGAGGACGCGCGCGCGATCTACCGCAAGGACTTCTGGCAGCGCGGGCAGATGGATCAATACGACCCGGCGATCGCCTTCCAGGTGTTCGACGCCGCGGTGAACAGCGGGATCGAGACGGCAGTCAGACTGCTGCAACGCGCCGCCGGCGTGGCCGATGACGGTCACATCGGGCCGGTGACCGTGGCCGCGATCAGGGCCAGGAGCGTGACGGACATGCTGATGCTTATCGTCGCGGAGCGCCTGGATTTCTGGAGAAAACTTTCTACCTGGCCGACGTTCGGCAAGGGATGGGCAGGCCGGGCCGCGCAGGACCTTCGGTACGCAGCGGCAGACTCATAGGAGCGGATGACGTGGAAGAACGCCGTATCAACAGGAAGCAGTATGACCCGTCCCGTTTGCTCACGCATGCGGCCCTGCTTTTCGTTGGGCTCCTGATTATATTCGTTTCGGCAATCATCGCCATCCAGTTCTGGGCCAAAGGATCGGCGAACACCGAATCTTGGGCCGCGCTGACCGGTCTCATCGGATGGGCAACCAGCCAGACCTCGATCATCTATAGCGCCAGGTACGGCACAACGCAGAATTCCATTACCAAGGACGCCATCATCGCGCAGCAAGCCAGCAGTGCCGCAGTGATAGCGGCCGCGGCATCTGGAGCGCCTCAGCCACCGGCGGCGCCGGAACCATCCAAGGTGGAAAACGTAAATTCACCAACAACCACAGGAGTACAAAAATGAAACGTATTTTCGCAGTTGCAATACTCGCGCTGGCCATGGCCGGCTGCGCGACAACCGGATCGCTATTCGGTCCAACGCCGGAGGCGCAGATAGTCACCGGCGCCAACGCGGTAACGGCGGCCTCCACGCTCGGCACGGTTCTGCTCAAGAACGACAAGATCAGCGTGACCCAGGCCAAGAGTTACAGCGCGATCCTGCATACGGCTGGCGGGCACCTGGAGAGCGCGAACGCTACGCTCGTCGCCTGCCGTTTGAAGACGGGAAGCACGCAGAAAACGAGTCCTGACCCCTGCGCGGCTACCGTATCGGATGACATCGCGCTCGCCATTCAGGTGGTCGGCGACGTTCAGAAAACCCTCAAGGCGAAGGAGTAGATCATGGGTGCAATTCTCGGCGTCACATCGGCAATTCAGGCCGCGCTGTCGATCATCGGCGCATTCAAAGGCGATGCGCAGACCGCCAAGGTCACCGGCTACGTTCAGGACGCGGTTGGCGTGATCCATGCGCTTACGCCGCTGGTTACGCAGTTCGGCAACGGGCGGGAAGTCACGCCGGAAGACGTGCGCGCGGCGCTGGCCGGAAAGGACGATGCGCTCAAAGCGTTTGACGACCTGATCGCGCAAAAAGACGGCTGATCGGCTCGCGCGGTATTAAAGGGAGCATGGACGATGGTAAACGAATGCCCGAGCGGCATCGCGCAATGCCCTCACGCGCAGGCGTCGGCGGAGCTGGCAGTGAAAAAAGTCTTCGCGATACTCGGCGTCAACGTGGACGAGCCGAAGGAAGTCGAGGCGTTCCGCGACAACCTGCGCTTCGGCGCGAAGCTGCGCCGCGCCGCGGACAAGGGCTTTCTGACTTTTGTCGGGCTGGTGGTGGTAGGGCTCGCCGCCGCGCTGTGGTCCGGCATTGTCACAAAAATCACCGGGCAATGACGAAAAGCGAGGAGCGGACATGAGCAAAAAAGCAATCTACGAAGCGGGCGCGTCCACGCCCGGCGCCGAACGGGTCACCGTCGCCTACCACGCCGGCCCGCCCGAGATCGGGTTCTACCGCCGCGACTGGACGCGCGGCGCGCCGCAGACGATTCCCGCCGACGACTGGGCGGCGATGCGCGCCCGCGGCGATTTCAACGAGTTCGATTTTGAAGAGGAGAACTAGATCATGCCCGACGTCATCCCCGCCCGCGCGGCCCTCGCGAAACTGCTGTTCCAGAAAGAGACCGCCTACCGCACGGCGCCGAGCCCGGCGGCGAAGGTGATGCCCTTCACCGTTTACGATGTCGGGCGCGAGGCGAAGCGCCAGGCGAACAACACGGTCACATCAAGCCCGCTGCCGGCGCGCGGCGACGCCGGCGACGCCATCGTCGGCGGGGCGATCGCGAGCGTGCTCGACCTGCGCTCGATCGGCAACTGGCTCGAGCTGCTGCTCGGCGCGTCGACGCCGTCGGGCACCACGCCGGCTTTCAGTCACACTTACCCGGTCAACCTGGCCGAGCGGCCGAGCGCGCTGTGCGAGCTGGGGCACTCGGACATCTCCAAATATTTCCGTTCCCTCGGCATCAAGGCGAACAAAATGTCCTGGGACGTGGTCAACAACGACCAGGACGTGAGCATCGAGGTCCTCGGCGCGGTCGAGACCGAGGAAACCGCCGCGTTCGACGCCGCGCCGACGAGTTACGCGCAATTCAGGGCCTGCAGCGCGAAAGGGAAGATCTACGACGGCTCCGGCGCGACGCTCGGCGTCGTGGTGGGCGGCTCGATCGCGTTCGACAATCAGATGACCGGCATCCCGCTCGCCGACGCGCTCGAAGGCTACGGCGCCATCGACCAGGGCGAGCTGATCATCTCCGGCACCCTGCGCGCCGTGTTCGACGGCGCCTCGGCCTACGCGATCGCGCGCGCCAATACCAACACCGCGCTCACGATCATCAGCCAGGCGACCGTGGGCTCGCTCACCTGCAGCCTGACCGTGGCCATGCCTTACGTGGAACTGATGGAGCCCAAGCGCCAGGTCAGAGGGAAATCCGGCCTCTTCGTCGACGTCCCGTGGAAGGCGGTGGCGGGGGCGACCCTGCCCACGGTGGTGTTGCTGAACGACGTAGCAACGTATTAGGAGGCGGGATGACGAAATTGCTGATATCGGGCCAGGAGGCGTGGAAGCTCCACAAGGAGTCGGGAGCGCGCTTCCTCATCCGCCCCGTGACGCCGGCGCGCTACGGGGAACTGCGCAAGCTGGCGATGGACGGGACGGGCAGGGTTGACTTCGTCGCGTTTTGCGGCCTGATCGTCCACGACGCGATCGGGGGCTGGAAAGACGTCGGCACGGCGCAGGACGAGCTGCCTTGCGACGAGCCAAACCGCAAGGCCTTTGCCGCGAACCATGCGACGACGATCATGCCCTGGGCGATCGACGAGGCCACGAGCCTCGATCGGTATCGCGTCGAGGAGCTGGACGAGGCAAAAAAAGACTAGCCGCCCGCGCCCGCTGGGAGCGGGAGATCGGCTGGGCTTATCTCGCGGCGATCCAGGCCTCGGGGCGGGCGATAGACCAGGCGGACTGGCCGCCGGCGCTGGAGTGGGAAGCGCCGGTCTGGGATGAGCTGTACAGGCGGGTGCGCACGCAGTGGCGCGAGGTCGCCGACATGGGAATGGGCAGCGACGGCCGCGTGTACTGCAAGCGGGTGCGCACGGGTCTAGATTACAAACCCGTAATCGAACTCATCCGCGCGCTCGAATGGGACCTGCTCACGACGCTGGACATGGTGCAGGGGATCGAACTGGAAGTGATCAAGGCGGACGGGTCGGATGAGTGAGGGCGACGGCAAGATCAAGGTCGACATCAGCGTTAATTCCGCCGGGGTCGACAAGGGCTCGGCGGAGACGCTCGCCAAGCTGGATAAATTGCGCGATGCCGTGCCGGACGTGTTCCGCAACCTGCGCACGTCGACGGACACGCTGAACGAGTCGCTGTACCGCAACCAGGCGGTCTTCGCCACGCACATCGACAAGACCAAGGCCGCCGAAGAGAGTATCGGGCGCGTCAACGCCCAACTGTTCGAGCGCGACGTCGAATCGCCATTCTTGCTCGGCCTGAAAAAAGAGGCCGAGACCATGGGACTGTCGACGGCCGCCGCGCGCCAGTATGCGATCGCGCTGAACGTGGTGACCGACGAGGGCAAGAAACTCGCCGCCGGCTACGCGGAACAGATCACGGCCCATGAGCGCTACCAGGCGGTGCTGGACAAGGGCCACAAGCTGCTGCTCGGCCTGGGCGCCGGGGTGGCCGCTTGGGGCGTTGGCCTGCTCGAGGCCGTCAAGCATCAGATCGACGCTGCCGCCTCGATGTCCGTCCTCTCGGAGAAGACCGGGATCGCGGTCGAAGATCTGTCGAAGATGAAGTACGCGGCCGACTTGAGCGAGACCAGCCTCAATACCCTCGCGCGCGCGATGAAACAATTGCCCAAGTCGCTCGTGGAGGCCACGGGCAACTCGCAAAGCGGTGCGGCGCGGGCATTCGCATTCCTGGAAATCGACCCCTCCAAGATAAAAAACATGCAGGACGGCTTCAACAAGATCGCCGACGCGATCCGGCGCGTCGAGGATCCGATGGCGAAGTCGGCGGCGCTGTCCTTGATTTTCAAACGCAACGGCGAAGAGCTGATCCCGTTTTTCAACAACGGATCGGAGGGCCTTGCGCGGCTCGCCGCGGAGGGCGAGAAGTGGGCGGGAATTTCCGGCCTGAACGCGGAGCGCGCGCGGGAACTGAAAAACCAGATGGTCACGCTCGAATACGGGATGGGCGAGATGTCGAAGCGCATCGCCACCGACCTGGTGCCGCGATTGAACGACGCGGCGGAGGCGTTTTTGAAGAATGCGCGCGAGGGCGACAAGGTCCTCGGGGTCTTTGCGGCGCTCGATGCGTTTTTTTTCGGCAACGATAAAAAGCAGGCGGCGAAATACCTGGTAGACAGCACCGACGCACTCATGGCGGCGGAGCAAAGACTGGATGTTGCACGCAGCCGGCTTACGCAAAAAGCGACCGGACTCGACCGGCAGAATGTGGCGGCACTGGAAGAAGGAGTAAAGACCTTGCAGGCCAAAGCGGAGGCGGCGCGCCGGGCGTTCGCCGCAATGGAACCTCCCGCCGGCGCCGGGGACGACGGCAAGCCCAAAATCGGCGGCGGCCTGGAGGATCTCGCGCGCAGCGCGGAAAAGAACAGATTGGCGGCTGCGGCGCAAAGAGAACGCGAACGCCTGGCGCGCGAGGCGCAGAACGAAATCGACCGTTTGCTCGCTCAGGGGGTCCTGAGCGAGGAAAACGCGGCCCGGGCCCGCTACGACATCGCCAACGAGGCTTACATCGCCCAGGGCCAGCGCGATCTGAAGGCGGTCAGGGAGCATGAGGACCTGCTCGCCAAAGCTCACTCGGACGAGGAGAAGGCGTACATCACGCACACGGCCCGGATCGAGGAGGAATACATCGCCAACGGCCAGGCGGTCTTCAAGGCGATGAAGAAAAACAACACCGATACCTTCGACGCACTCAAGCAGGCCGTGGAAGGCTGGGGCCGCGGCTTCAGCAAGACCATGGGCGAGGCGGTGGTGACGGGCAATATCAGCACCGACAAAATCAAGTCGGCTTTCATGAGCCTGGCGGCGGATATTGCCGGCGCGCAGATCCAAAAACAATTCACCGATCCCATTGTGAAGGCGGGGACAAGCTGGCTGAACAAGCTCTTCAGCGGCGAATGGGTCAGCCAGGGCCACAGCGGCGCGCTCGCGGGCATCGATGGCGCGCCCAGGCTGGTGCCGGCGGGCACGTTCGACGCGGCACGCAGGCTGCACGCCGGCGGCCTCGCCGCGAACGAGGTGCCGATGATCCTCGAGCGCGAGGAAGAGGTGCTCACCCGGCGCGACCCGCGCCACCGCTACAACCTGGGCGGCGCCACCGGCGGCACGTTCTCCCCGAACATTGTGTTCAACTTCGACAACCGGACCGGCCAGCCGGTGCAGGCGAAACAGTCCGGACCGGCTCAGTTCGACGGCGAAAAATATATCCTCAGCGTATTGCTCACCGCCGTCGAGAACAATCCAAGCGTGCGCAACACCCTTGCCGGAGCGCTGCGCTGATGGCGTTCCCGAGCCTCTCGCGGCCGCCGTCCTTCCCGATCGACCCGGATGGGGATCTGGAAGACGGCGTACTGCGTTCGCCGTCGGACGCGGGTTACGTGCAAACCCGGCCTAAATTCACCCGCGCGCGGCGATCCTGGGGGGTGAATTATATAAGCCTACCCGACACCGACGTGGCGTTGTTGAGGACGCACGAGACGACGACGACCCGGAACGGCGCCGATTCGTTCGTCTGGACGCACCCGCTTTCGGGCATTACCCCCACGGTGCAATATGGGCCGGGGCTGATCAAGTACAAGAGGAGCAAGAAAGGCTCGGGGACGAATGTTTCTTTTCTGCTGCAGGAGGTCTGATGCTGAGCCTCCCCCTCGCGCTGCTCCTCGAAAAAAACAAGCTCGTCGCCACCGACCCCTGGCTGCTGCTGCTCGAGATCACGCTGCCCGACACGTCGGTGATCCGGCTCGTGGCGAATACGGAGGACATCACCTTTTCCGGGCACACCTGGACCGCGTTCGCATTCAAGCTGGGAGAGCAGGGCCAGTCGGACGACGGCAAGGTGCAGAACCTTACGATCCAGGTCGCCAACCCGGCCCGGGCGCTGACGCCCTACATCGAGGCGCAGGGCGGCCTGGTGGGCTCGCAGGTGCGCCTGATGGTGGTGCACGCGGCGAATCTCGCCGAGGACTACACCGCGCTCACGCTCAACTACACCATCATCGCCTCCCAGGTGGACGAACAATGGGCCACATTCACGCTGGGGGCCGAGAACCCCTTGCGCAAGCGCTTCCCGCTGTATTCGGCGCTGCCGCTCAACTGCGCCTGGGTGAGTCATTTCAAGGGCGCCGAATGCGGCTACGCGGGCGGCGACTCCACCTGCGCGGGCACGCTGATCGCCTGCCGCGCGAAAAACAATTCGGCGCGCTTCGGCGGCCGCCCCGGAGCCACCGGCGCGGTGAGATTCGTCTGATGCGCATCGACGACCTGTTCGGCGCGCGCTTCGCCGACGGCGGACGCGGCCCGGACGAATACGATTGCTTCGGCCTGTTCGAGGAACTGTGCCGCCGGCGCGGCGAGACGGTCGCGCCGGAATCGAACCCGGTCGGAGAACGGGCCAAAGCCGCCGCCATCGCCGCTGCCATCGAGCGCGGCGAATGGGTACGGCTCGCCGCCCCCGAGCCCGGCTGCGCGGTCGCGTTTCGCATCATTCCGCCCTTCGTGAGCCACATCGGCATGGTGCTCGACTGCGGCAGCCGCTTCATCCATATCCGCCAGGGGCCGAACGTGACGGTCGAGCGCCTGGACAGCCTACGGTGGAAGCATCTCATCGCGGGGTTCTACCGCCATGCCTGACGTCATGTCCGCTAACCGGCTCGTCGTCGTAAAAAACCCGTTCGACCGGCGCGAGCGCGACGTGATCGTGCTGCCAGACCCTGGGCGCACGGTCGAATCGCTGGTGGGCGAATACATCCCGGCCGGCATAGACATCGATGTCTCGATCAACGGGCTCGGCATCGCGCCGCCGCACTGGGCGGGGCGCACGCTCGCCCCGGGCGAGGAGCTGCTGGTCCTGCCGCACGTCGCCGGTGGCGGCTCCAGCCCGCTCGGCGCGATCCTGGCGATCGCGGTGATGGTGGCGGCGCCCTGGCTCGCGGTCGAGGTCTCGGCCGGCCTGGGCCTCGGCTTGACCGCCGGCAGCGTCGGCCTGATGATGCTCCAGGCCGGCATCGGCATCGTCGGCTCGATGCTGATCGGCGCGCTGACCGCCCCGAGCAAGCCCAACCTGCCGTCCCAGGGCTCGCTGCAGAGCTACGACAACAGCCCGGCGTATGCGTGGAATCCGGCGACGGTGCAGCAGCCGGGCGCGCCGATCGCGCGCGCCTACGGCCTGGTCAAGCTCTACGGCAACATCATCGCCGGCTATATCGACCAGACCGACGAGACCGGCAAGGACCAGACCGCGCATCTCTTGATCGACCTCGGCATGGGGCCATACAAGCAGTTGACCGACTTCCAGATCAACGACCAGCCTTACGCCGACTACAAGAGCGTGGTCATCGAGGAGCGGCGGGGTTACCTGAGTCAGCCGGTCATCGCCGGATTCGAGGACACGCGCGCGGGCCATTCCATCGCGGCAAAAGTGGTGAAGGATTCGCCGGTCACGCGCGACACGGTCGGCAGCAGCTGCGGCGCGCTGGAGGTGGTGCTCGCCTGCCCGCAGGGGCTGTGGCACGCCAATACCAGCGGGGGCATGGAAGCCGTCTCGGTGATCTACAAGATCGAATATTCGATCGACGCCGGCGCGCACTGGACCGCGATCACCCATTCGCCCAATACCGTCACCAGCTCCGGCATCGGCTACTGGAGCTGCGGCTATCTGTGGCAGGAGGGGTCGGACAAGAGCTGGCATTATTTCGAGAACACGGCGATCTCGGGCAGCACCGTCCGCGGCGCGCACTATGAGGGCGAGGCGGGACCTGCTTCTCCGCAGAAATGGAAGTGGGTCGCGCAGACGCAGGACATCGTCACCGTGGTCAACGATACGGCGACACTCACCGCCTCGACGCCGCAGCCGATCCGCCGCACGTTCCGCATCGACGGCATCACGCCGGGAACGGCGTGCAAGGTGCGCGTCACCAATTATTCGATCGACCAGAGCGGCTCGACCTACGGCGACGACCTATATTTCTCGGAGCTCAACGAGGTCATCCTCGACGACTTCACCTATCCGCGCACGGTGCTGGTCGGCATCCGCGCGCTCGCGACCGACCAGCTCTCGGGCAGCATGCGTTTCTCCTGCCTGGCCGAGGCCGCGATCGTGCGCGTGTGGAACGGGTCGGCCTGGTCGAGCGACTGGAGTAGAAATCAGGCCTGGGTCACCTGGGACATCCTGACGCAGCCGGTGCTGAACGACGACCTCACGGTCAACCGCTACGACGGCATGGATCCTTCGGGTATCGACCTGGTCTCTTTTTACGGCTGGGCGCAGTTCTGCGACACCATGGTGGCCGACGGCAGCGGCGGCACGGAAAAACGCTGCCTCTGGGACGGCGTGTACGATACCTCGACCGACATGTGGGCGGCGGCGCTAGAGGTGTGCGCCACCGCCCGCGCCACGCTCGTCAGGCGGGGCACTACCGTCGCCGTCGTCTGGGACTGCGCGCGCTCGACGCCGGCGCAGTTCCTGACCTCGGCCAACAGCTCGCAGTACGCCGGAGCCTTCCTGCCGCTTTCGGACCGCGCCTCGACCATCGAGGTCGATTACGTCAACGCGGCCGCCGGTTATCAGCGCGACCAGGTGAGCATCAACAACACCGCCGTGGCCGCATTCGCGGGCGCGGGCGTCGCCGCCGTCTCCTTGCGTGGAGTCACCCGTGCCTCGCAGGCGTGGCGCGAGGCCACCTGGCGCCTGTTGAAAAACCAACACCTGCTGCGCATGGCCGAGATCTCGGTCGACATCGATTCGCTGGCCGCGACGGTGGGGGAGCTGGTGCCGGTCCAGAACGACGTGCCGCAGTGGGGCGAGGGAGGCCGCGCCGTCTCGGGCAGCACCACCTCGGTCGCGCTCGACCACCCGGTCACGCTGGCGCCGGCGGCCACGTACCAGATCATGGTGCGGCTCGCCGACGACACCATCGCCACGCGCACCATCACCACCGCCGCGGGCACCGTGAGCGCGGTCGCCTGGGCCTCCGCGCTGCCCTCCGCCGTGGCGCAATATGATCCCTGGGCCATCGGCCTGGTGGGGCAGGTGATGAAGCCGTTCGTCGTCACCGCCATTCGCCGCGCCCAGGATCAGCGCGCCAGGCTGTCGCTGATCGAATACAACGAGAGCATCTACGGCTTCGAAGCCGGCATTCCGGCGCTTGCCACGCCGAACATCTCCACCTCGGCCGGCTTCGGCACCATCCTGCTCACCAACCCGAAACCAGGCAGCCCCGAACCGGCCAACCCGAGCGACCACCTGGTGCTCGGCGCCGATGGAGGCATCAACACCTTCATCGAACTGCACTGGTGGTTCTCCGACCGTTCGAAGACGCGCAAGACGCACATCGCCTGGGCGCAGAGCGGCACGCCCTGGCATTTCGTCACGACGCAGGACGACTCGCTGCTGCTCGGCCCGGTGACCGACGGCGCGGAGTACACGATCTACCTCGCCTGCGAAAATTACCTCGGCCAGATCCAGCCCTGGACAGGGACCCAGAAAATCATTTACTACCCGATCGGCAAGCTGGCGCCGCCGTCGGACGTGACCAACTTCGTCGCCGTGCAGCTCGCGGATGGCACGCGCCGCTACACCTGGGACGCGGTGGCGGATGCCGACCTCGCAGGGTACGAAATCCGCGCGAGCGCCACCGATCTTGCATGGGCCGCGCAGATTCTTGGGGCTGGTAGTCTGTACGTCGGCACGTCGGTCGAGTCGCGCAACACCGTCATCAGCGCGGGGAACTGGTATTTTCACATCAAGGCGGTCGACACCTCGGGCAACGCCTCGGCTAATGCCACCCAAGCAGCGAGCTACCCGACGAATTTCGCCAACGACCCGGACGATCCGGTCTTGAACGCGAACGTCACCCTGACGGCTGCGGGGGCGCTGGTCGGGGGCGGCGGCGGGACGGTTGACCTGGGGAGCGTGGCCGGGACGGTGACGAGTTCGCAGTTGTCGTCGAATCTCGACGCCGCCGGGAAAACCATCCTCAAGGATTTCACGCTGGCGAGCACGGATTATTCCGGGTCGCTGCGGGCGGGGACGATCACCTGGAACACCTCCACTGGAGCGATCACCGGCGGCTCTGGCGTGGTGATTCACAAGGGCGGGATACTCGGCGCAGCGTCTGGCGTGGCGACGTTCACGCTCGATGCGACTACCGGAGCCGCGACCTTCGCGGGAAGTCTGAGCGCGGCGAGCGGGACGTTTGCCGGCGACATCGACACTACCGGCTACATCCACGCAACCGGCGGCTCGGCGCTCGGCGGCGGCTATGCCACGTTGCAGGCGATACCGGCGACCACCAACCGGCACGCGGTCTATGCCGAGGTGACCGGCACCGGATACGGCATCTGGTCCAAAGCCTTCGGCAGCGGCGCGGCGGGCGTATTCGACGCGCTCACCAGCGGCAGCGGAACCGGCAACGCAGTGCAGATATACGGCAATGCGAGCAATCCCGCACTATATATCAATCCGGGCACGGGGCAGCCCGCGATCATCGCCTACGGCCCCATCAGTGTGCCCGCATCGACCATTGGCACTCCCGCCTCGGGCGAGGGGCGGCTGGCAGGCAATTCCACTTTCGGTCTTCTGCTAAGCGGCAGAGGCAGCTCTTATGACGTCGCGATTGGCGGGTACAGTGGAATCGCCGCCTGGGTACCAACAGGGACACAAATCTTCGAAGTGTTGCAGGCGTTGCGGGTGCCGAATAATACGTTCACCTCGCGCGGCATCACCGACAGCGCGACAGCGACCGCTCTGGAACTGATCAACTCGACCGTCCCCGCCGCGCCCACCATCGGCACGGCAGTAGCAGGAAACGCGAGCGCCAGCGTCGCCTTCACCGCCCCGACCAGCGACGGCGGGGAATCGATCACGGGTTACACGGCAACGTCCAATCCGGGCAGCATTACCGGAACGGGATCGTCCAGCCCGATCACGGTGTCCGGGCTGACGAACGGCACCAACTACACCTTCACCGTTCACGCGACCAACGCCAACGGCGACAGCTCGGAGTCGTCTGCGTCGAACAGCGTCACTCCGGCCGTTACTGATCCATATTGGTCCAATGTGTCTCTGTACCTTCAGATGAATGGCACAAACGGGTCAACCACATTCACGGATTCTAGTTCAAACAACCACTCGATAACTGCGAGCGGCGCCGGGATTGCGTTAACCACCACGAATCCGAAAGCCGGAACAGCGGCAGCAGATGTGACGACTACCGGCGGATATATCACACTTCCTGCGAGTGTAGCATTCGTCCTTGGAACAGGAGATTTCACCTTAGAGTGGTTTGAGAGGTCTGCAGGAACAGGATCAGCCTATTTTGGAAGGGCGGTTGGGGCATCGACTTACGATATCCAAGTTGGCTATAGCACCGACGTTTATCGATGGGCCCTTGGTTCTGTTGTTGCTTCTGGCGCGATGACCGGAAGGAGAGACGGCAATTATCATCACATTGCAGTTGTCAGGGTAAGTGGAACTATTTCTTGGTACTTCGATGGCGTATTAAGCGGCACCCCGGTATACGACACCTCAACTATAGGAAGCTCAAGCGGGCAGTGGATACTTCTTGGAACGAACACCGTGTCGCAGATCGCAGTTTATGACGAATTACGACTTACCAAAGGGATTGGGCGATACACGACCGATTTCACTCCACCAACACCTCCATATCCGACAGCCTGATAGCACATGAGCGCTAGCATCGACAACAAAGACGCAGGACGTTTCTAATGGCCAACCACGTCGTCTTCGTCAGAGCCACGAATCCGGCTATCGGCATTTCCGCTGGTGACTCTTTAAACCTTGGTTCTATCATCAGCGGTGGTTCATTTGGCAAACCAACACTGCGGCTTTTTCCTTATGCGAATCAAACCCACCATCTGATAATTGTAGGCTCGGTAAGTGGCCATCCAATAATCACTTCAACGAGCAGTTCGGTTGTCATTGATCCGATTGCTCGGTTTTCTTCAAATGCTGTTTTCGGGACATCGACGGTTAGCATTCCCAGCGGAAACGGCGAGGGACAAATTAGCGCGTACGCCGCCTATGGACTGACATTTATCGGTCAGGGTTCGACGTATGACATGATCGGGCTCAACAAGTCCGGCTCGCTGGCGTGGTCGGTCGCCACCGGCACCACGAACTTCGCCATCGTCGGCGCGCTCTCAAAAGGTTCCGGCACGTTTGACATCGAGCACCCGCTCAATCCGTCGAAACGCCTGCGCCACAGCTTCATCGAGGGGCCGCGCTACGACTTGATTTACCGCAACCGCGTGCGTCTGGTCAAGGGTCGTGCGACGGTGGACCTCGACCGCGACTGCACCGACGGCGCGCCGATGACGCCGGGCACGTTCGAGGCGTTGACGGTGAACCCGAGCATCTACTTGCAGAACGCGGAAGGCTGGACGCGGCTGCGCGGCACGATCAAGGGCGCGACGCTCGCAATCGAGGCGGAAGACCCGGCCTGCGCCGACCTGGTCGAGTGGATGGTCATCGCCGAGCGCGACGACAAGCACATCAACGAAGGCGCCGGCGGCATGGCAAACGAACACGGCGATCTGATTCTGGAGTATTCGAATCTGACCGTGGAATACGCGTCGAAGGGCGCGACATTAAATTAACCGAGAAGGAGAACCAAATGAACGGTGGACCAGTGGGCGGTGGCGGGCAAGGGCCGAAAATCAACGTCGGCGATTATCTCGCCGCCAAGGCGGACGGCACGGGAGAGATGATCAAAGTGAACGGCGTACCGCATTTTACGCAGCGCGAATTCGAACGCAGAACGGGTGTGTCGATATCGCCGACGGTGCCGCTTGACCGCAACCAGATCCTGGTGGCCCTCGCGCAGATCAAATCCGACATGGATGGCATGAACATAGTGCTGGCCGACATGGATGCTGCGCGCGAGGTGATGCCGAATTTTAGGCCGGCGGCGACAGCGGTAGACGAGCCCAAGGGGGTTGCGGCCGATGCGCCGGGCGCCACCGACAACAAGGTGGCTTAGATCTGGGACGCGCCGACGAGGTTTAACCGTGATCCCACCACGCGCCAGCGGATGCGGCAATCAACCATGCGACAGCGCATAGCAGCAACACAAAGCCGAGCCCCACCGCGCCGGAGGAGATGACCAACAGCGCAATGCCGACCAGGACGAGTGCACCGAGCTGATGCCCTTTGTATGTCTTCTTGGTCTGTTGGATGGTTACGATCGGCCCGGAACTTCCGGGGATCTGCGCCGCCGGAGGTGGGTATGCGACCGAGGGGATCAAAGGACAACCGCAATGCGGGCAGCTCACGGCTCTGTCAGAGATCTGCTTCTTGCATTCAATGCAGTCGACGAGCGCCATGTTCCCTACTATTTGAACAGCGACAGCAGCGCGAGCTGCTTCTCCGGTGACATGCGGCGGAACACGTTGAGCATGGCGCGCTCGTGGTCGTCTTTGGCGAGATACGCCGGCGCGGCCGGCTCAGCTGACTTGTAGGACTTCTCGACGCCCGTTCGTTGTCGCTCGATGCTCAACTGTAGCCGGTTGACGATCTCGGCGTTCAGGCTCCTGCCGTTAATGTCGGCTTCCCGTTCGAGTGTGCTTTTCAACTCCGGTTGCATACGCAACCCGAACGGGTTGATGTCGCTGATTTTGATCTTGTCCGGAGGCGTTGCGGTCATGGTTGCGTAATGTAACTAAAAAACACTTGACAAGCATGCAACCAATCTGTAACTATATGCACAGATCGATTACATGGAATTCGTTTTATGCCCCTCATCGCCACCAGCAAAGACCCCGCGGTCACCATCCGCTTCCCCAAGCAGGTGCTCACCGCGGTCAAGACCGCGGCGAAGACCAACGGGCGCAGCCAGAACTCGGAGATCGTCTTCCGGCTGGCCGAAAGCCTCGGCCTGGCCAAGAACGCCAGCGCCACCGCACCTACACGTTGATACCACGATACCGCCGTGGCATCGCTCCTGAAAAGGTGAATCTGGATGGCCGACTCCCATACCACCCGGCACGCGCCCTGCATCAAGTCCGATGTATTCGAGATCGCCCAGGCGGTGGCGCGCGAGTACGTGGACCAGGCCACCGGCGCCGCGAGCGTGCCGGCGCTGGCGGCAAAGATGGGGATGCCCGCCGGCACGCTCTACAACAAGCTCAATCCGCACGAGTCCACGCACCACAAGCTCACGCTGCAGGACGTGATCCAGATCACCGCGATCACGGGAGACCTGCGCCTGCTGAAGGCGCTGGCGCAGACGCTCGGATGCGTGTGTTTCCCGGTGCCGAACTTGCACCACGTGTCGGACGAGGCGCTGCTCGAGCTGATCAACAACGTCGGCGCGGAGGGCGGGGATTTTTACCGCGCGATCAACGTGGCGCTGGGAAAAAAGCGCCCGGAGGCGAAGGACGTCGCGCGCATACACAAGGAAGCGCTGGAGTTCATCGGCGCGATCGTGGAAGCGATGACGCGCACCGAGGGGCTGCTGCATGTCTAGCCCCGCACCCAAGGCCCTGCAGCGCCACGGCCTCGCCCGGGTGGCGGACAACCTGCCGCCGGGCGTCGAGGTGGCGCGGTTCGAGCGCGATTTCGCACTGATCTTCCGCGAGGAGCTGGCGGCGAAGTTCATCACTGGAGCGCACCCGCCCGGCGAAGCGAAGGCGGAGGCATGAACCTGCGCCGCCTCCTCGCGCTGTCGCTTCTCGCCGTGACCGCCGGCTGCGGCTCGCAGCCCATAACGGAGCCGCCGGGTAAGGCGCCCGCGGCGCCGGCGATGATTCCGCAGACCTGCCCCGCGGTATTAAAGCCGGTGCTGGCCACCTACGTCAACGATCCTTTCGCCCCTTACTGGTGCCGGCTGCGCGGCGGCGTGGTTCCGCTCTGGGGGGGGTGCACGCTGTGCAGCGATCACGGTTCGCATCTGGTGTGCGAGGTGCGGCTGCCGGGCGCGCCGAACGAAGTGTCTCCCCACGTGCTGGCGGACGAGGCGCAGCACCTTTTCGGTTGCGTCCACGTCAAGGCGGCGCCATGAAAGAGCGCCAGGCCGACCTGCCGCTGCCGCCGGTGGAACCGAGCGCGGAAGCGTTGCGCGAGGCCTTCGGCGTCCTGCACGCGGTTGGCCGCACGCACCCGGCTTTTACGTTCGAGCAGGCGATCGAGCATCCGGTGCTGCGCGTGTGCCTGCGCAACCTGGCCGAGGCGCGGGCCCGCGCAAAAGCGCCGGGGAAGCCATGCAAGCGGTAGGCCGGAGGCTGGGCGATTTTGCGGTGGGCGCCGGGTGCGTCCTTGCGGTACTGGTGGTCCAGGGCTTCCTGGACCGTTCCGACAATCTGACGGAGGAGCACCATGAGCCGGTTTATCACACGATATCTTACGGACGCGCAGCAGGCGAAGGTGATGGCGACGTTGAGGTCGCATGCTGCGGTCCTTGCGCGGCGCGACTATGCCTGGATCTCCCTGTTGCGCTCGACGGGCTTGAGGATCGGGGAGTTCGCCCGGATGAACCTGGCGGACGCCGAGTTCGCCCTGAAGACCGGCTGGCTGTATATCCCCAGGGAGAACCGCAAGGCGACGGGCGGCAAGCCCGCCACGGGCGATAGGCCGGCCCGGGCGGCGACGCGGCAGGACCACCAGGTGCCGGTCACCCGGCCGGTGCGCGAGGCGCTGGAGGCGCTGTGCGCGATCCACGCCGAAATGGGCGGGCCGGGCACGCCGGAGGCGCCGCTCGTGTTCAGCCGCAAGCACGGCCGCATGTCCGTGCGCACCTACGAGTTCCGCATGGCGCATTGGTGCCAGGCGGCCGGCATCGGCCACGCGAGCCCCCACTGGTTGCGCCACACCCGGGCGATGAACATCATGCGCCGGTCCACCTCGGCGAACCCCCTGCGGCTGGTCCAGGCGGCCCTGGGGCACGGCTCGATCGCGTCGACGGGGATCTACACCGCGGTGAGCAAGGAGGAGCTGCTGGAGGGGCTGGAGGCCGTCGACGGGGCGTCCAGGCTGCCATCCGACAAAGTGGCGGCGGCGTATGCGCAGAAGGCGGCGGCATGAGCGCGCGCTACGGCGTAGCCTGGCCGGACGGGAGCATCACCGGCGCCATCACCGACAGCCAGCGGCTCGCGGCGGCTTATGCGAAAAATCACGACGGCTGCTGGTACGAGGCGGACGCGGGCGGCGATCCTGTTGCGGGACAGGCGGCCGCCCCGGCAGCCGCCGAGGCCTGCGCGGGTCATGAGGTGGCGGCATGATCGACGATCTCCTGCAAGGCGTGATGCTCGTCGCCGGCGCGATCGCGATCGTGCTCGCCTCGATGCCGCCGCGGCGCGCGCGCTGGGGCTGGCTGGTCGGCCTCGCCGCGCAGCCGCTGTGGCTCTACAGCACATTCAATGCGGGGCAGTGGGGCATGTTCGTGCTCGCGCTCTTCTACACCTGGGGCTGGGGCGCGGGAGCGTGGCGCTACCGGCGCGGCCGCGCGCTGGAGGCGAGCCTGTGAAACCCGTTCCCGGGAGTGAACGCCACCAACCGTGCAAGTACTGCGGCGCGCTCGTCGCGACCGACTGCGGCCGCATCGTCTGCCCGCAGGGACAGGGCAGGCCCGCGCTCGTGTTCGAGAAGTTTCCGGACAGGTCACCCGGACAGGTCAAGATCAAGCGGCAGCGTTTCAATAACACGGGCGACAGCCCGCTGCATCTGAGCTTCAACCGGGCGGCCGATGCGCTCGCGCTTTCACCGGGGGAGCGCGCAACCGCGTTGCAACACGCGCTGGAGAATCCGGGCCGCGCGCTCGAGTGTTACGCCGCGATCGCGAGGAGCCTGTAATGAGCAGCGTATTCGGCAGCCTCAAAATCGACACGCTCGCGACGATCGACGCGCGCGCGAGGAAGCGCAACGTACACCTGCTCAAGGATCCCGCGCCGCGCGCGTTCACGCCCGCGGAGAAAGCGCTGATCGCGAAGGTGCACGGCTACATGCCCGCGCGCCAGTTGCTCGACATCCTCAACGAGCGCCTCGCCTGCGACCTGGGCCCGGACGCGATCGCGCACACGATGGAGCAGCTCCACGCCGAGATCGGCGCGGCCGCCGTGGTCCCGGACGGCGGGCACGATTGGTCGAGTCTGCGCCAGCTCGTGGCCAACGCCAGGCGCGGCGGCGTGCTCGACAAGATCACGCGCCAGGTGATCGACGATTTCGCCGTGGTGTATTCGCTTTCTTCCGGGCAGGTGCTGCGCCTGCAGGACGTGCTGCTGCGCGCGAAAGAGGGGGACGAAGCATGAGCCGTTCCGTACTGCAGCGGCCGGAGTTGATGGACGCTGTGCTCGACCTGGGCAGCGCCGCGATCGACTTGTCGGAGTACGCCACCACCGGGTTGCGTGTCGTCGCGGTGGGGCCGAGCGGCATCGGCAAGACCAACGCCGGCTTGCTGATGGCCGAGCAGCTCGCGAAGCAGGGGTGGATCTGCGTGCTGATCGATCCAGAGGGCGAGATCTCGGCGATGTACGGCGAGCCCGTCGCCGGCATCGATGCGCTGCGCCGGCGCCTGGCGCAGCGCGACCAGCCGTTCGTGGTGGTACCGGCCGGGGACGCGAGCGAGTTCATTCCCTACGGGCGCGCCATCCTCGATGCCGCGGAGGAACATCGCAAGCCGCTCTTCCTGATGATCGACGAGGGCCAGGTGTTCAGCGCGCCGAGGAAGCGCAAAAACGATAACGGCGAGGCGGCCGACATCGTCAACCAGTTCGCCGAGCGCGGACGGAAGCGCGCGCTCGATCTCTTTCTCACCGCGCATCGCTTCACCGGCTCGCTGCACCGCTCGATCTTCGCCAACAAGAACCTGTCGCTGATCGGCTGCCAGGAGGACCCGACCGCCTGGGCCGCGCTCGCGCCGCAGTTCAAATCGTCGAAGATCGAGTTCAACGACCTCGCCGCGCTCGCGCCGGGAGAATTTTTCTGTTTCAGCCGCCGCGGCGTCGAGAAAGTCAGGATGCAGATGGCCGAGGCACTGAAGCGCGTGGCGCAGAAGGCGAAGGCCATCAAACCTAAGTTGCCGTCGACCTTCAGCCAGTGGGATCGCGCCATGCGCGACATGCCGGCGGCCAGGCTGCGCTCGCTCACCGAGCCCATGGTGGGGCTGCTGGGCGCCGTGGCGGGGCTGTCGCCGCAGCAGATGCTCTCGGGCCAGCGCGCGCTCGCGGACGAGCTGGAGGGGCGGGCGTGAAGTTCTGGCGCGACGTGGAGGAATGGCAAATCAGCGCCGCTGAGCACTTCGACGATCCGAGTATTCCGGTTTGTCAGTTTTTCTTTCGCTGGCGGGAGGATCTCGCCGCGGTGATCGAGCACAAGGCCTGGGCGGACGAGATAGTTTGCGGGATGATCGACGGCGAGCTTGTGCTCTGGCTCGGTCCGAATATGCCGTCGTTCCCGATGCCGGTCAGGTTGGGCGCGCTGGAGGTCGAAAACGGGGAACTAAAGACCTACGGCCTTGATCAGATCACCAAGGGCGCGTGGGCGATGGATCCGTCGCTCAACGCCGAAGGTGTCATCCATGGTTTTATCGTGCTTCACGGCGTGCCGGATCCGGCGCCGTGGGAACAACGGATCATTCTGCCATGACCGACTGGCAGCGCTTCGTTCTCCAGCACGGCTTCCGCGCCTATCTGTACGATCTGGCGGCCGTCCTCGGGCAACCCGCCAAGGATATCGCGCGGCTGCGCGCGAGAGGCGTTTGCACCAGGCTGAAGACAGTCAAGTGCTTCGTTGAGCTTTTTACCCTGTGGCACGGCCGGCCGCCGCTGGATAGCGAATGGCCGGCGCCGCGGAAGTCGAACCGAGGCAGCTACAACTGGCAGGCGCCGGAGCTCGCGCTCCTGGCGAGCCTGGTCGGGCGCATAGACAAGGCGCAGATTTCGAAAGTCCTGACCAAGCGCCTGCGGGAACTGTCCGGCGATCGCGGCGCCAGCCGCTCGGCCCTTTCCGTGCAGATGGCGATCAACCACCGGCTGGGGATGATGACGATCGACGTCGTGGGCGGAATCACCATCGCCGAGGCCGGCCGCGAGATCGGCACGCGCGCCGTGATCTACCAGGTCATCAAGGCGAAGCAGTTGCGGCCGTTTCGCGTCGGCCGCCTGTGGGTGATTCCGAGGCAGGCATGGGAGGCGTGGAAGGCGTCGCGCGTGTTCCCGCCGAAGGGTTATGTGCAGTTGAGCACGCTCAAACGCCCGCTCGGCATCAACAGCGACAAGCTCTCGGAGTGGGCGCGCATGGGCTACGTGCCGACCGCGGTGCGCTGCAACCCGTTCGGCCTGGGGATCCACTCGACGAAGTTCGGCACCTGGTTCGTCGATCCGAAGGTCGCGCGCAAGCTGGTGGCGGACCGGCGCGCGGGGCGCCCGCTGCCATGGTGGGGCAAACCCGAACCCAGCAATCTTACGGTGACCTGGAAGCTGCTGCAGGCGAGGCGGCATCCGGCGAGCTGCGCGACCTGCGCGCATATATGGGGTCCGAAGGGCGCACCGCGCACCTTCGACGACTACCTGCTGCGCTATCCGCCGATCGCCTACGGCGCGAAGCGGCACCTGACGCGCGAATGGCGGTTCGGTATGCGGCCGGCCGAGGTGGCGCGGCATTGCACCCGCAGCCTGAGCGCGGTGATGAACGCGATCACCAACGGCATGCTCGAGGCGAACAAGGTCGGCGGGCGCTACTACGTGTCGCGCACCGAGGCGACGCGCTGGAAGGCGCGCAAATGCCCGATGGGCGGCAGCTACAGGTCGTGGATTTCGCTCGCCACGGCGCATGAATGGTACGGGTTCAAGCTCTACGAGCTGCGCGCGTTCATCGCGAAAGGGAGACTGCGATCGAAGCTCGGCACGGCCGGCGCTGCGCGGGGTGTCACCTATGTGCTGCGGCAGCAATGCGCGCGGCTGCGCGAGCAGATCGGATTCACCGAGGAGCAGGCCGCGGGGCGTGTCGGCGTCTCGATCGCGCGATTCCGGATTTTACTCAAAGGAGTGAACTGGCGCGGCGCCAGGGGCATCCCGCTCGACACCGTGAACGCAGTCAAGAACCGCCTTAAATCGAGCGAGGGCTACACGCTCAAGCAGGCGGCCGCGAAACTCGGCGTGTCGCTGGCATGGATCCACGAGCGCAAGCTCGACGGCACCATCAGGCTGTCGCGCGCGAAGTGGGACCGCCGCCGCCTCTACATCACCGAGTCGATGTTCCAGCGCCTGAAGCACGCAAAGCGGCATCCGGTAAAGCGCGAGCGCTTCGGCGTTCACTGGCTGCGCCTGTCCCAGGCGGCGAGCGAAGCGGGCGTATCGACCGCGACCATTATCAAGTGGGCGAACGAGCGCGAGCTCGATCGCTGTCCGTCGAAGGCCGGCATGCGCTACCACCGCAGCGCGGTCCGCGCCCGGGCGCGGCGGTATTGGAAGACTGTGCGATTCCTTCGCGCGACACCGCCTGGCTGGATGCAGCACGAGCGTGCCGGCGAGGCAGGCATTTCAACGCGGGCGCATCCAGACGGGGACACGGCGCGACCAGCGCCGGCGCGGGTTCGAGTCCCGCGGCCCGCTCCAACTCCTCACGCGCGTTTGGCAGCGTGAGTCTTCGACCGTTTCATCACTTCAGGAGAGCACCATGGCAATCAAGAAAGCTGCAGCACCGAAGATCAGCAAGGCCTCCGCGGCCGTCAGCATCAAACTCCCAGCGCTGAAGAGGGGCGAGGTAAACATCGGCTACCTCGTCGATCAGAACGGCAAGCCCGAGTGCCACGTGATCGTGTTGCCTGGCGAGATGAAGTCAGGCACGTTCGACCAGGCGCAAGCCTGGGCGAAGAAACAGGGCGGGACGGTGTTGAATCTGCGCGAGCTCGGCCTCGGCCGCGTCAATGGCAGGCATTTGTTCAAGGACGAGGCGTACTGGTCATGCGAACCACACGCCTCTGACGCCGGCTCCGCCTGGTTCCAGCTCTTCTCCTATGGCTACCGGACCAGCCTCCACAAGAGTGCCGAGCTCAGGGCGCGCGCTGTCCGTAGAGTAAAAATTTAGGGACTTATATCTTTAACTTGCATTTCGGAAAATGAATGAGTTGGCACTTTTTGCAGGGGCAGGAGGCGGCATCTTGGGAGGGCAACTCCTTGGATGGCGCACCATCTGCGCTGTTGAAATTGATATCTACTGCCGAAGTGTTTTGCTCGCAAGGCAACGCGATGGATTGCTCGAAAAGTTCCCGATCTGGGACGATGTTCGAACATTCAACGGACAGGAATGGCGAGGGAAAATCGATGTCATTTCGGGCGGCTTCCCCTGTCAAGACATTAGCACAGCCGGAGGATCAAACCGGAGGGGAATCGAAGGCGAGCGTAGCGGATTGTGGCGAGAGATGGCGCGGATCATTCGCGAAATACAGCCGCGATTCGCGTTCGTGGAAAACAGCCCAGCACTCACTTTTCGGGGGCTACACCGAGTTCTCGGAGACTTGGCCGCGCTGGGGTTCGATGCGGAATGGGGAGTGCTGGGAGCGCATCACGTCGGAGGAATTCATAAACGGGAAAGAATCTGGATTCTGGCCTACGCCAACGAAGTCCCCGCGGGATGCAAGTTGCACGATGGGGACGGCCCTGAAGTGGGATGGGAAGGTAACTCAAGACTCACTGAGTTTTGCTGTATGCAGGGCGGAAATGAAAGATGGTCGGCACCTACCGACTGGCCAGATGAACCCGGAGTTTGTCGAGTGGTTAATGGGCTGGCCTATCGGATGGAGCGACTTCAAGCCCTTGGGAATGGACAGGTTCCGCGAGTGGCAGCAACTGCATTCAAGGTATTAAAGAGCCATGCAAGTTAAAGATATAAATCCCAATTTTAACTTCAGGAACCCCAAGGCCGGCTAGAGGGGCATATCCCGGCAGGTGGCGACGCGGATGGAAATGCTCCTCCTCCTGCTGCACCGCGGGCGCCACTGATGTGCCCACCGACAACGAAAAATGACAACCAGCCAAGCTTCCAAGGCCAAGGATCCGCGCGACACGACCCGCATTTTTCAGGACGTGAAGGCGCGCGCGAACCTGGTGGACTATATCCAGCATGTGACCAACCTCGCGCCGGCGCGCGTGGGGTCGCAGATCCGCTTCAATCCGTGCCCCTTCTGCGGCCACAACGATTGCTTCACGCTCTACGGCGAGGGGATGTCGGCTTACAAGTGCCACTCCTGCGATCGCGCCGGCGACGTGTTCACCTTCGCCGAGGCGCACAAGGCCCTGGCCAAGGGCGACGCGCTGCGCGACGTGGCGCAGTTCGCCGGCGTTACGCTGCCTGAGCGCAAGACGGAATGGGGAGGGGGAGAGGCCCGGCCCCCCGCCGATAGCGTGCTACAGCGCATCCTGGAGGCCTCGATTTCGCATTACCGCCTGGTGCTGGCCAGCCGGCCGGAACTTTTGACCTGGCTGACGGCGCCGAAGGCGGAAAAGGGCCGCGGGCACAAGCCGGCGACGCTGGAAGCGATGGAGGTGGGGGCCTCCGACGGGCGCCTGGCGCAGGCGCTGCAGGCGCAGGGCTTCACGCTCGAGCAGATCAAGGCGGCCGGGCTCTACGTCGAAAAAAAGGGCAAGCCCGGGGATTGGCGCGATTTCTTCCTGCCCGGTCTGGCGATTTTCCCGCACCGGCTGCCCTCGGGCGAGGTGGCGCATTTCACGCTGAAGGATCCGAAGAAGGAGATCGACTACCAGTTCCGCGCGCAAAACCGGCTCGACGGTTTCGCCTGGGGCAACCAGAAGGCGATCAAGGCGGAGACCGTGATCTTGTGCGAAGGCGAGAACGACCTGGCGAGCTTCATCGACGCCGGCAGCCGCAACGTGCTCGCGTCCCTGGGCAGCGTGTCGGCCGAGCAGATCCGCTGGATCGACACGCACGCCGCGGGCAAGCGCTTCGTGCTGTGGTTCGACTACGACACGAAGTGGGGCGACCAGGGCCAGCCGCCGGCGGGCATCAAGTACACGCGCAAGCTCTATCAGCACCTGCTGCGCAACCGCGGCTGCAAGTGCGTGGTGGCCAGCGCGCTGATGGAGCCGGGCGAGGATCCGGACGACTGGATCCAGAAAGACATCGATGGCGCGCCGCGGCGGATCGCGGCCGCGCTGAAGAAAGCGCACAACCCGCTGCTGTGGGAGCTGAAGGTGCTGCCGGCCAACGTGCGCGAGGCGGCCGACGCGACGCTGCGCTACCTCGAGGAGATCGATTTCTTCGAGTACCTGGCGCTGCTGCCCGAGCTCGAGCGCGACGCGGTGATCAACGAGCTGCAGAAGTTCGGCTTCTCGCGCGACAGCGTGCTGAACAGCATCAAGCACGGCTTCGACCTGCGCGAGACGCTGGAGCAATTGGTGGCGAGTTTCAACGGATCGACCAAGAGCGAAGGCTTCATGCGCGTGGCGTCGATGCAGGTGTGGGAGTACTTCAAATCGCACGGCCGGTTTTTTGTCTCGGGCGACAAGCTCCACATCTTCTATGAGCAGACCATCTACCAGATCGGCGACAACACGCCGTTCAAGGCGCTGATGCACAAACTCACCGGCATCAACTACACCACGGCGCTGGCCAAGTTCGTGTGGGAGGAATTGCGATCGCTCTGTTATACGCGCGGCGACCGGCTGTCCGAGTTCGGCTGGATCTCGCTCCTGAACGACGACGACAAGCCGGTGCTGTACCTGAACCTCAAAGACCCTGCCAACAGGATCCTTGCCATCGCCGGCGGCGAGGTGGACCTGGCCGAGAACGGCACCAATGCGCACAACGTGCTCTTGTCCGAATCCGGGCAGATGAAGAAGTTCGATTACGACCCCGAGGTCAACGTGGCGGCCGCGATGCGCGAGATGAAGACGCTGCTGCTCGACAATATGAGCTGCGAGCCGGCGCAGCGCTACCTGCTGCTCGCCTGGGCGCTGTCGGCGTTCCTGCTGCCGTTCTCGGAGAGCCGCGCGCTGATGAAAATGGAGGGCATGTCGGGATCCGGAAAGACGACGGCCGCGAAGCTGATGTCTCTCCTGATTTACGGCGAGAACATGGTCGGCCGCTCGACCACTGCGTCGGATTATTCGATGGCCTCCACCGAGCCGCTGATCATCAAGGATAACCTGGAGACGGACGATCTGAACCGCAACGCGCTCAACTTCCTCCTGCTCGCGGCCACGGGCGCCTCGAACATCAAGCGCGGCCAGGGCACCGCCTCCGAGGTCGTGAAAGAAACGATCAACTGCCTGGTGGCCATCACCGCGATCGAGCCGTTCGCGCGGCCGGAACTGATCAACCGCACCTTCTGTGTCGATTTCTCCAAGCGCTGGCAGCGCAAGGACTTCGTCGAGACGGAAACGGTTCAGCGCATGGGGGCGAAGCGCGACGATCTGCTGTCGGCCTGGCTGCAGATCCTGGCGGAGAAAGTAATGCCGAGCCTGTCCGAACGCGGCGCGCTGATCCGCTACGCGAAGGAGCAACACGCCGATTTCAGCAAGGAGCGGGTGACGGAGTACCTGTCGCTGCTGGTGCTGATCGCGAAGGCGCTGCTGCGCTACATGCCGCTGTCGGACGATCTCTCGGCCGATGCGGGCAACCGCGCGCCGGAATATGTGCTGCTCGATGCATGGATCAAGTACCAGAACGAGCACAGCCGCATGATCGAGCAGGGCACCAACGCGGTGCTGCAGCTCCTGAACGGCCTCAAGCGCGTGTTCCTGATCGAATACAGCCGCAAGGCCGACACTGTGGGCAATGAGCCCCTGTGGTGCGAGCTCCTGGGCCTGAAGGTGGCCCGCGAGGAGATCGTGCAGGACGGCAGAGGCATCGGGCACCACTATTACACCTTCCGCTGCACCACGGCCGATCTGCTCTCGATGATGATGCGCTACGGCCGCGAGTACGGCGTCAGGGTGCCATTCGTGAACGCCAAGCAGCTCGGCGTGCGGATCGCCAACGAGATCGCCACGATCAGGGCAGAGGGGTGGTCTCCGACCGCCGACAAGGTGATCCATGGCAACCGCATCACGCTGTGGTCCTGGACCGACTACGAGGCACCGGAGGGGGATGCGCAAGCCTGCGGCTCGCCCCCGTTGCCCGCCACCTCCGCGGCAGCGCCGCAAATCGCGCCGAAGGCGCAATTCAGTTAAGCGCGGTGTGGCTGAGCCGTGTTTTCTTCAATATCAAGTACTTATTTTGGTGTCGGCCCTCTTTTTTTGGCGGCCTGGAAGATGAGGGGCGGACGTTTTTCGAAAAGCATGCACCCGGAGCACCCAAAACGATCTATCTATCTATTTTTTAAGATAATTATTTGGGTGCATGTGAGGGTGCATGTTGGGTGCTTCGGGTGCATGTTGGGTGCAAGTGCCGCCTGTGGATAACTCACTCCCACCCGGCCTGAAATTCAGTCTGGACGCGGGTTTCGGCATCTTTTGGTGGGTCCGGCGGGTGCATGGCAGAATTCAACTTGCACCCATATTTTTTTCTTTGTTAACGAGGGGATAGCTGATTTGGGTGCTCCGGGTGCAAGTGTCTGAAGGATCGGTCGGCGATTTCAGCGCGCGGGTAACCGCGTTCCTGGAGTTTAAGCGCCACAACAAAAACAGGTCGTTGCGGACGATCGAGGCGTACCGGCTCGCGCTCGGTCGCATGGAGGAGTTCTATGCCGGCCGCGATCCGCTCGAGGGGACGCGCGATGACCTGGTGCTGTTCACCGGGATCTGGCTGCATCGGAAGGGCCTCGGGCCCGCGGCGCGCCGGACTTACGTGATGGGCGTGCGCGAATTTTATAAATGGCTGGTGGCAAACCGCCACGTGAAGACGAACGTGGCCGCCAATATCGAATACCCGCGCATACCGCGCGCGCTGCCCGAGGCCATGAGTCTGGCGAGCGCGGAGAAGTTGATGTTCGCGCCGGACTACAACACGTTCATCGGCGTGCGCGACAGCGCGATGTTCGCGCTGCTGCTCGGCTGCGGCCTGCGCGTAAGCGGCCTGGTGGGGCTGAACGAGAGCGACGTACTGCACGAGTCGATCGACGGGCGGCCGCGCCTGGTGATCCGTGTTCGGGAGAAAGGCGATCGCGTCCGCAAGGTGCCTGTGCCGCAGGATGCGGATCTGATGCTGCGCGTGTACATCGACCACGCGGAGCTGAAGGCGATCGATCGCCAGCTCGACGACGGCGATCGCGTGTTGTTCGTCTCGACAAAGTGTCCGAGCTGCCCGGCGCATGAATACCGAGGTGCTCGCCGGCGACTGAATCGCAGGGCGTTGGCGCGAATCTTCGCCCATTATGGCAAGGACCTTGATATCCCCAAGGAGCACCTGCACCCGCATGCTATGCGCCATCTCTTCGGCGCCGAGCTCGCCGAGTCCGATGTTGATCTCCTCGTGCGGCAGATGCTGATGGGCCATAGCGATCCGACGTCGACCAAGATCTACACCGACCTGGCCATCAGGAAGCTGGCCAGGGAAGCAGATAGAGCCAACCCATTGGCGAAGATCAAGACGCCAGTCTCGGACATTCTGAAGCGCCTGCAGCAACCATAGCACCAGGATATCGACCATGTTTTCCACAGCCACGCCGAGGCACGCGCCCGCAGCGGTGATAGGTGGCACACCTCTAAAAAGGTGGCGTAGATGAGAGAGGGGTTAAAACATGGTTTACATAGTGATGGCAGTGGGCAAGGGCGGCCGGGCGCGGCTATGGCTGCAACTTGGATCGATATCGGGCTAACTCAATGTAGGCGGCACATCTATACGGTTGATGGGAACTGCGTATGCTTGAGGAAAGCGCAGTTCGCGGGCATGGCCGAGGGGCTGAGCTGATGGCTGGACAGAGTGTAAAGCGCAGTTCGGATCGCGAGCTGGCCGACCTGGGCCTGGTCGAGCCCGCAGATCCGCAGGGGGTGGGGGGTCGGCGGCCGTCCCTCGCCTCTCCTCCCAGGGGGGGTGGGTACCTGGACGCCTGCACATGTCTCAAACTTTTGCCTGGCGAAGGTGAAACTCGCGATCCGCGGCTCGACGAGCTCCGCACGATGGGCCTGCAGAGCGTCTGGCTGCGGATCGCCGCCGCGGTGGGCGTTGACGCTTTCCTGGCCACATGGCGCATCCTGGATGCCGAGCCGGCGTTTCGCAGCGACGACGGGGGCCTGGATATCCGCATGCGATCGTTCCGTTCCTACCTGAGATTCCAGCGCAACCGCTACATCGAGGCGCTATGCAGCGCGGGAATGACAGCCAAGGAGATCCAGGACGCGGTCCACCGGCACCTGGGTGAGAGGATCAACATACGTCACATATCGAGAATCAAGAGCGGGAAGTAAAATGGCTGCAATGAAAAAAGCGATCATCCTCGCTCGAGTGAGCACCGCCGGCCAGGCCGAGGAGGAGCTGCCGATCGAAAGTCAGATCGAAGTCAGCCGCGCGAAGGCCGGGGAGCTGGGCGCCGACGTCATCAAGGTGTTCATCGAGGATGGGGTCTCAGGGCGGAAGCTAAACCGGGACGTGTTCGACGAGGCCGTCGATTATTGTGAGCTGCGCGACATCGATTACTTCATCCTGTGGAACACAGCGCGGTTTGCGAGGCACCGCGCGCTGGCGGCCTGGACAAAATTCAATCTGCGCCGCCGCGGGACTGAAATGGTGTACGTCTCACAGAACATCGACACCAGCACCGACGAAGGATGGTTGCTCGAGGGATTGTTCGAGCTCATGGACGAAAACACGAGCAGGACGATCAGCAAGGACACACTGCGATCGATGTTGAAGAATGCCAGGGACGGCCATTTCAACGGCAGCGGGGTTCCACACGGATATCGCTCCGTGCCCAACGGCCAGCGCCGGCGCCTGCAGGTTCGCCCGGAGGAGGCGGAGATCGTGCGCGAGATCTTCTTCCAGTTTTCCAACGGCGCCGGCACCAAGAGCATCGCGATCGCGTTGAACTCTTCAGGCCGCCTGTGCCGCGGCAAGCTGTGGACGAAGGGCCGCATCATCTACCTGTTGAAGAACTGGGTTTATGCCGGCTACCTCACATTCAACCGGAACGATCACGCCAACAAGCGGATCCGGCCGGAGTCGGAGTGGATCCGCACGAAAAGCCACGAGCCGATCATCCAAGAGGAGGCGTTCATGGAGGTACAAAAATTATTTGCCGAGCGGGCGCCGGCCGTGCAGCGCGGCAGCCCGAAGAGCCGCTTCCTGTTCACCGGCCTCCTGCGATGCGGTGCTTGCGGCACCGGAATGCAGATCGAGTCGGCTACCGGCAGGAACAGGGTGTATAGCTACTACAACTGCCGCGGCGCGCAAAGGGGAACCGGCTGCGCCAACCGCCGGCTGCCGGCCAACGACCTCGATCAGTGGCTGCTCGGTTTTGTGCTCGACAGGATACTGAGCCCGGAGCGTGTCGCCGAGATCATCCAGCAGATTTACGAGCTGAAGGGCAAGTTCGTGAAAGACCGGGAGGGCAAGCGGGCCGACCTGGTCGCCGAGCTGCGCAACAAGGAGGCTCGCCGGCGCCGGCTGTATGAAGTGCTCGAACTACACGGCAAGGACGCCCCCAACCTGGGCGACATCGGGCCGCGCCTTGCCGAGCTGAACGAACGCATGCGCGCGATCGAGACCGAGCTGACCGATCTGGAAAACCAGCCGGTTCCGCAGGCGAAGATCGGCGATCGCGAGATCAGGGAGATCGGCGACTACCTTCGGCAATTGCTGGAGGAGACGGGGGACCCGAAGAAGGTAAGGGAATTCCTGGGCTCGTTCATCGACAAGGCGGTGATCGCCGGCGACCGTGTGACGATCCACTACAACCAGGCGAAGCTGATCGGATCCGGCGGAGAGGTTCACAATGCTCGAAATTGGCACCCCAATTCAAGCGCACAGCCGGGACGAGCGCCCCGGCTGCGCCGGGGTGCGATTGTCGCTAATGCACTTATTGCTGCGGAAACTTGTAATAGGTCGCGTTCAGATAGGCAATGA